CCAGTTCCTAAAAAAGCGACTCTTTTAACAGGTGGCATTGATACTCAAGATGACCGGATAGAAGCCTCTGTTTGGGCGTGGGGACCAGGAGAAGAATGTTGGCTTGTTGAGCACATTGTTATTCATGGCGACCTTTCAAATTCAACTACCAAAAAAGCAGTAGAAAAACACCTAGCGGAAAAGACTTATAAACGCGTTGATGGTTTAACCATGGACGTTATTCGTTGGTGTTGGGATGCAATGGGCCACAAGACAGATGATGTTTACCTAATGAGTCGTCGCCTTAACACTCTGAAGTTTATCCCCATACAAGGCGCGAATAAATACGGCAAGCCGATTGCCACCATGCCGAAAAAGAAAACAATTAAAAAAGTCTATTTAACTACCATTGGTACAGATAACGCCAAAGCACTTATTTATAGTCGTTTAAAAAAATCCTATGACAGTTCATTACCCATTAACGAAGGTTACATTCACTTTCCAGCTGATGAATCTGTATGTAGCGATGAATATTTTAAACAGCTTTGTTCTGCCAATAAAAAACTAGAAACTCATGATGGTAAACAAGTTTATCGGTGGGTCAAATCTTACACTTTTGATGAAGCATTAGATTGTTGGATATATGCCTATGCAGCTTTACGTATTTCAATGGATCGCTTCTATGCAAGGTTAGATTAAATATCAATAATTATGAATGGCTTAAGCCGTGGTGAATAAATGTCAGATTTAACAACTCGTTTAAATGAAGCGGAAAATGCATTACATAGTTTATTAACCGGATCTAAAGCGGTAAAAGTAAAAAAAGATGGCCGAGAGGTAGAATTTACTCCTGTCAACATCAATCAGCTTCGTTCTTACATATCCACTTTACAACATCAATTAAAACTTACTAGCACTCGTCGTCGGCCAGTTGGGGTTGGATTATGAATCTATTAGCGCCAGACGGCCACACTGACTTAAGAGCATATTTGGATCATGGTTCCGGTGGTTTTACTGGAGCAGGTCGTGGTTTTGATGGTCAATTAGACGATTGGTATGCTCCGCATTTAACTGCAGATTCAGCTTTATTACCAAACCTAAAAAGCTCACAAGCTCGTGCTGATGATTTAGTTCGTAATAATGGCATTGCTAAAAATGTTATTCAGTTACACAAAGACCACATTGTTGGTGATAACTTCAGATTAAGTTACAAACCTAACTGGCGTGTCTTGGGTATCGAACCTGATCTTGAATTTGTAAAAGATGTGGAAGCGTTTTTTAATTCAGTAGCTGAAGATGAAGCTTGTTATTTAGATGCAGAGCGAAAAAGAACATTTACTATGTTGATTCGTTCTGCCATCGAAATGCATTGTACTCATGGTGAAATTTTTGCAAAGCCAGAATGGGTGACTGAATCTTATAGACCTTTAAATACCGCAATAAAATTGATTTCACCAAAGCGAGTTACTAATCCTGGTGGCAGTAGTGATACTGAAAAATTAAGAGCAGGTGTTGAAGTTAACGTTAGTAACGCAGCCACGAAGTACCATATTTCAATCGGTGGTGACCGTTCAAACATAAAACAAAGCTGGACAAGTGTAAACAAAACGCTGAAAGGCGGTCGCGTCGGCATGATCCATGTTTTTGAACCTAACGAACCCGACCAAACGCGTGGAGCAAATGAATTTTTAGCTGTTATGCAGCAAATGAAAATGCTGGACACGCTACAACAAACTAAATTACAAAACGCAATTATTGGCGCTCAATATGCTGCGACGATTGAATCTGAGCTCGATTCTGAACGGGCCTTTGAGTTTATTGCTGGTGCAGACAGTCCTGCCGAGAACGATCCACTTAAAAAAATATTAGCCAGTTATGGTGATTACTACGATAATACAAAAATCAAGCTTGGTGGTGTAAAGGTTCCTCATCTTTACCCCGGTGACAAGTTAAATTTAAAGTCTCCGGCTAACGCTGATAATGGCTATTCTAGTTTTGAACAAAGTTTAATGCGCTATATAGCCGCAGGTACAGGTTTTAGCTATGAAGAATTAAGCCGAAATTATCAAAATTTATCTTATTCAACAGCAAGAGCATCTGCAAATAACTCATGGCGTTATGTCATGGGCCGTCGTCGATTAATTGCTAATCGAGTCGCGTCTCAAATATTTGGACTTGTTCTTGAAGAAGCTATTTTAAGAAAGTGGATCACGCCACCAAAAGATGCACGTTTTAACTTTTGGGAAATGCGTGGCGCATGGACTCGTTGTGATTGGATTGGCTCAGGAAGAATGGCGATTGATGGCTTAAAAGAAGTTAAAGAAGCTGTTATGAAAATCCAATTTGGCTTAAGCACTTATGAGAAAGAGATTTCCAAGATAGGTGACGATTATCAAGATATTTTCAAACAACAAGTAAGAGAACAGGGTGAAAGAGATGCGGCTGGACTTACAAAAGCACCGTGGACACCAGAAGACCTTGCTGATGATGATAGCGATAATAAAAAGGAAACATAGTGAATAAACATTTATTAATTTCAACGTTTCATCAAACTCCAAGTTTAATTCATAACGCTGATGTTCATTTACCTGCGTTGATGGAATCTCAAAGAGAACTTCAATTGTCGGGTAAACCTAAAATTGATATGGCTGAAGCAGCAATCCGCACAGGTATATCTATTGACCCCTCAAAACACAAACCTTATGAATTGAATGGTTCCGTTGCGGTAATACGAGTGTTTGGTGTGTTACTTCATAATTATAGCTGGTCAGATAGTTATGCAACTGGTTACCAAGTTATTCAAAACAAAGTAAAACACGCGCGTGAAGATTCGGATGTGAAAGGCATCTTAATGATATACCACACACCAGGCGGTTCTGTGGCAGGTTGTCCTGATACTGCAGATTTAATAGCAATGGTGGGTAAAGAAAAACCAATCTGGTCGCTTTCTGAAGATGCACATTTAAGTGCTGGGCAATGGCTTGCTTCTCAGGCTACTCGTCGCCTTGGTACTCAATCATGTAATGCAGGTAGCATTGGTGTTGTTGTTCCTCACATCGATTACTCAGGTCTTTATAAAGACATGAAAATATCAGTAGATTTTATTTTCTCTGGTAAACACAAAGTCGATGGCAATCCTTATCAAGCAATGCCTAAAGAAGTTCGTGATGGGATTCAATCTAATGTCGATAGCATCCGTACTGAATTTGCCACTGCTGTTGCGCGTGGTACCAATTTATCAGTCGACGCAATTTTAGAGACTGAAGCACAAGTTTATAGAGGTAATGAAACGGTTGATATCGGATTGATTGACGAAATCGTATCACCAATTTATATCGCTGATGAATTTAACGAGCACCTTGCTTCAGCAGGGAAAACTACAACTCTTGGGAGAGAGACAATAATGAAAGATACAAACAATACAGATGCTGCTGATAGCAATCACGATGTTGTCGCCATTGCTGCTGCAGCTAAAGCAGAAGAAAGAACGCGAATTTCTAGCATTCTTTCATTGCCAGAAGCAGAAGGTCGCCAAAAGCTAGCTGCAACATTAACTGCTAATGGCAACATTACTGTAGAAAGCGCAAAAACAATCCTTTCAGCAGCTGCACTTGATCAACCAGAAGAAAGTGAATCAGAAGCAGATACTGGGCAACAAGCCTTAGATGCTATCGGGAAAGAGCATGGTGCAGCACTTGAGTCAGGGGCTGATGATATCTCTGATGACGAAAAAGACATTGATGCACTTGCATCTAGTTTTCATAAATAAAGGATAAATAAATATTATGGAACAGAATTTTTCTTATACTCCAAATAATATAAAGCACTCTGATGAGCCTTTATATCAAGGCTTTGGTACTATCGCAAAAGATGAGACTAAAGGCCCTTACAACGCGCTAACACCTTTGATGTTAGACACAGAGAACAGCAAGCTTAAATTATGGAATGGAACAGCCGGAACAGCCGTTGTGATTACTGTTTTTGACGTCTCAAATGCCGCCTCTGATGTTGATGCAACTTTTTATAAATCAGGCGCTTTAAAAGCATCTGCATTAAATTGGCCAGAAGATGTAACTGACGAACAAAAGAAAGTTGCATTCATTGGCTCTCCTATTTCCGTTTTTCTATAAGGTAAACCTCGATGCTATATACTTCAATTAAACTTTTGGGAGCGATTAAAAAAGCTGGAATCAAATTTGATCCACTTTTTTTACGCTTGTTTTTTCCTCGCGTCATTACCTTTGACACGAAAGAAATTATGTTAGATAAAGTTCCTTCTGACACACCGATTGCTGCATACTGTTCACCAAAAATAAAAGGTGAAATTTCCGAAGCCGATGGTTATACAACAAACACGTTTATCCCTCCGTACACAAAACCAAAGCATGAAGTTGAATTAGATCGTCTTTTAACAAGACTGCCGGGTGAATCTCCAATCAATGGTGGTAACACACCAGAAAGTCGTCGTAATTCGGTTATTATGGATAACCTCAATAAAGAAGAAGAAGCTATTGTTCAGCTTGAAGAGTTTCAAGCTGTGCAAGCTGTGTTATATGGAAAAATCACAGCGGCTAGCGCAAAACACCCTGAAGTTGTTATTTCAATGGGTCGTTCTGAAAGTAACAATATTACGTTAACTGGTAGTGCAACTTGGTCATCACTAGATAAAGCCACATATGATCCTGATGATGATATTGAGACATGGGCTTTAAATGCAGATGGAGCTATTAACATTGTAATTATGGACCGATTAGCATGGTCACTTTACAAGTCGTTTGATGCAGTTAAAGAACGCTTAAACCAACGTCGTGGCAGTAATACCTCATTAGAAACAGGCTTAAAAGATTTAGGCATGTCAGTATCATATAAAGGTGAGTCTGGTTCAGGTGTTCACATCTTAGTTTCTGAAAGTGAATATTTAAAAGCTGATAAAACGACTGGTAAGTTTTTACCATCAAATACAGTTGTTCTTGGCCACACTTCAATTGAAGGTCTTCGCTTGTATGGTTTAATTCAAAACTCTCAAGCAGTTAAAGAAGGTCTTTCTGTTGCGACTCGTTACCCACGAAACTGGCAAGAAAAAGGAGATCCTGTTGCTGAATATACACAAACAGAATCGGCTCCTGCAATGTTTTTGCCTAAACCGAACCAGTTTGTTGTTGTCACTGTAGATTAACCTGGTCTATTTGAATTTTTAATTTTTCAAGTGCTGCAATATTTTTTGTAGCACTTATGTAAGGAATAATAATGAGCAAATCAACTGATTTAAAAGCCGCCATCGATGCTGCTTGTTTGATTTTAGGCGTTCCTACGTCATATAAAGAAAATACGAGTATCAAAGAATTAACAGCCACGCTTGATTCTTTAGAAAAACAGGTTGCAGCGCTAAATTCTCAACAAGATGAATTGAACGAAGAACTTGATGGTGAATCAAACGAAGAACTTGATAGTGATTTGAACGAAGAAATTGATGGTGAATTGAACGAAGAACTTGATAGTGAATTGAACGAAGAACTTGATAGTGAATTGAACGAAGAATTTGATGGTGAATCAAACGAAGAGCTTGATAGTGAATTGAACGAAGCCCCAAAAGATATGCAGGTCACTGCAAACAGCACGTTTATTTATCGTAAAGATGGAAAAAACATAACGGTTGCTGCAGGTGAAACTTGTTTGGTTCCCACTTCTGAATTGGACGGTGAAAAAGGCGCTTTAAGAAAAGGCCTAGCTAGAATTACTGTATAAAATCATTATTTAAACGTCCTCAACAAGCCGCTTTTAAATAGCGGCTTTTTTATTATCTATTAATCGTTTTTATTTACTATTTAGAGAATTATTAATAGATAGCATAACCATAGGAATTTTGCTTTGAACTCTTTTGAAAGTGCGCTGAAATCAGCGGATGACATCATTCACTCAACGTTTGATAACGTGACATTATCGGCACTAGATAAGGCGTCTGTGAAAGGTATTTTTGATGCAAAGGCTATGGAGTCAGATCTAGATGGTGGTGGTAAAGTATCAAAGTTTGATGCAACGGTTAGCATCCAAGAAAAAGACATCGCGTTTGTTAGCAAGCGACTTCCTATCACTGTTACTTTTGATAATGGTGATGTTGAATATTATAGAATTTCTGAGCTTTACCCCTCCAGAGATGGCGAAATCATGATCACTCTTTCTATCGATAGTGAGCCAAATCGATAGTGAGCCAACAGATGAACAGAAATCAAAACCTGATATTCGATATTGATTTAGATGAAATTAATGCAATCAGTCAACAAATTGCAGCAACACCTAAAGAAGTACAAAAAGCTTATGGCCGGGCATTAAAAAGAACAGCAGTTACCATCCAAAAATTAAGCAGACAATTAATAAAACAAAAGCTGCAGGTTAAAAGTCCGAAGGTTATTCGTAAGCGTTTAAAACAATTTCAAGTTAAAAAGTCGGGTAATTCATTAGGTGAGTTAAAGCTTTGGTTTGGTTTAGATCCACTTCCTATTAGCGCTTTAAAAGGAAGGGTTAAGCGAACTGGTACAAAATCAAAGCCGTTAGGTGCTTCATTTAACCCTGCTTCTTCTCAACTGAATGCTAAGACATTTAGTAAAGGTTTTATAGCAAAAGCGTTTAAGTCTCGCTCTATTTTTACTAGAACAGGCAAAGGACGTTGGGCTATTAAAGAAGAACTAATCGATATTGAAGATGCGTTATTAGCTGAAATTGAAGATGATATATTTGAAAAATTACCAGAAATATTTTTTCATCATTTTGAAGTGGATTTGAAAGGCAGGGTGGCCACACGATGAGTATTAACTTAAATGACTACCACTTAAAAATTAAAGCATTTTTAGAAAGCGATCCATTGCTTTCAATTTGGTTTAAAAATGTGAGTTATTATCCGGAAGTCGATTTTGAATCCGGTAAAGCAAAAAAATTAGAAGCGCCTTTTTTATTTTTCAGTGTTGATGATTGGGATAAATCAGATGAACAACCTGAAGATGGACGTAAAAAGTGGGACTTGAATTTGACATTTTATGTTGGAGTTAATGGCGTCGATGATTCACTTGGAACATGTAACCGTGGACGTGATTATCAAGTTGTATTAAGAGATTTGACCATGGGAGTATGTACTGTTCTAGACGGGTCTTTTTTGGGTGTTAAAGGCTCAGTTAATCCAGCGCAAGTTGTAACATCTCAACAAGATGGATTTCAAACTGAACTTGATGATTATGAAATTTACTCAATCAATGTAAAACAGCCGTTTTTCACTGGGGCATTGCATGATGATTTAGAAGCATTAAAGCTTTATAAGCCAACAGTCGAGTAATTTTTATGTCAGATTTAACGGAAGTTCTTCGTTCAATAAGTCGTATTGAACAACGAGTTAGTAATTTAATTCGATCCTGTGTTGTGGCTGAAATACAAAGCTCGCCGCCTCGGGTCAAAGTTGAATATGATATTGATGAAAATCAGCAGCCAGTTAAAAGCGGTTGGCTTTGTTACTTTGAAGAAAGACAAGGCCACGTACAACATTGGAACCCACCCAAAATAGGTGAACAAGGCATTATAGTGTCGCCCTGCGGTGATCTAAGGCTAGGCAAAGTAATTCTTGGTTTAAATACCACAGAAAACCCACCAATCAGCACTGATTTGAATATTAATAAAATGCAGTTTAGTGATGGTACCTTTTTTGAATACAACCGAACATCTAAAGTCTGGTCAGTTAATTTTGCAGGCTCTGCCACATTTACTTCTCCGCTATTCAAATTCGTTGGCCCTGTTGTTTTTGAGGGTGATGTTACACAAACCGGAAATTACACATTAACAGGTGGATTTAATCAGATTGGTGATTATACATTGATAGGCTCGTTAATCGCGTCACAAGAGATTACAGCGGCATCAATTAACGATGCAACAGGCTCAATGATTCTGATACGAATGACGTATAACGGTCATGCTCATCCAGATTTAAAATTACCTGTTCCACAGATGGCATAAACATATGTACGGAATGAATAGAAATGATGGTTCATCATTAAATGGAAGCGATCATTTACAGCAAAGTATCAATGATATTTTAACAACGCGCTTGGGTAGTAGAGTAATGAGGCCGTTATACGGCAGCAAGTTACCAGAGCTACTTGATAAACCGTTTAATGAAGATACTAAAATAGACATGATTGCCGCGACTGCAGATGCAATTAATACGTGGGAACCTCGGTTAAAAATCACATCCGTGATTATTACTTTTAATAATGACGTTATTAATAAGCCTGTTGTTTATATAGACATCAAGGGTACTAATTTAGATACCGATTCAGATGCATACTTGGAAACTATCAAAATATAATGACTATTGATCTTTCATTGCTACCAAAGCCATCTATCGTTGAAACGTTAGATTTTGAGACCGAACTTCAAAGGAAAAAAGCTTTATTTAAAAGTTTAGAGCCTGATTGGGATGCTGATGTTGAATCAGACCCTGCGCTTAAACTTTTAGAAGTTTCTGCTTATGACGCTATTAATGAACGGCAACGAGTTAATGATGCTGCTGCTGCTGTTTTTTTGTTGTGGTCAAAGGGTGATGACCTTGATAATGCAGCCGTTTTTTTTAATAAAACACGTAACACTATTGTTGAAGCGACAGACTCTTCTGACGCAGTTATGGAGTCAGACGCGGATTTTTTAGAACGAATTTTATTGTCTTGGTCTGAAGTGACAAATGCAGGTACAAAGTCATCTTATAAAGCCCACGCAAAAGAAGCCTCTTCGTTAGTTAAGGATGCCGTTGGTATTCGAGATGAAGAAGGGGATATCAGTGTTTATATTATGTCATATGAAGAGGACGGTAGTGTTAGCAACGAACTGCTTTCCACTGTTCAAGCTTATTTTGACCAAGAAACCGTTTACCAACTTTGTACAACTATCACAGTTAAGCCGTTCGAGAAAATAGAATACAGCATCACGGTCAAGCTATCTGTTAATGATTCAACGCTAAAAGAATCACTAAAAGCGTCAGCCAAAACATTGCTTCAAGCCTATTTTGATAAATCTTATTACCTTGGTACCAAAGTCGGATTGTTTGCCGTTTATTCAGCAATTGATTTGGAAGGGGTTATCGATGCAGATGTGGGCGCGTTTACAAATATAGAAACACAACCTTACCAAGCGCCTTACTGCACGAGCTTAACTATTATTTAAGGTTTTTATGAGTTCATTATTACCCTCTAATGCCACTTCCTTTGAAAAATCACTAGAAAAAGTAATGAAATCAGACATGAGTTCTGATATTCGCTACTTATGGAATCCTTGGAAATGTCCGGTTGAGTTACTTTGGGTTCTCGCTGTTATTACTCAAATTGATACATGGGATGAAAAGTGGACAGAAGAGAATAAACGAAAATCAATTGCAGAGGCTTTTTTAGTTCATGCGGCGAAAGGAACGCCTGATAGCATTCGCAGGATATTGCGGAATGCCGGTTATGAAGAAGTTGAAATAATTCAAGGCTTGAAGATTAAAAAACGTGATGGTTCACGCTCACGCAATGGCCATTTCTTTTATGGCTGGTCAGAGGCATGGCGTCATTATCGTATTTATGTTGAACGTAGAATTAGTAGCGCACAAGCCGCGCAAATAAAAGAACTCATCGCGGCAACCGCACCGCTGCATTGTGTATTACAAAAGCTTCATTACATAGAAGTATTAAATTTACATGATGGCAAAGTTACACGTAATAATTCAACTATTCGAGGAACAGTATAGTGGCAGATTTAGTAGAAGAAGAAAAATGGGAACCGGGTGTATATCAACTCGAAGAAACAGACCCGGTTGTCGGTGGTGAAAATGGTGTTGATAACTTACAAGCCAAGCAATTAGGCAATAGAACACAGTATCTATTAGGAAAGTTAAAACAAGCAATATCCGCGACTCTTCCGGTTAAAGTAACAGGAAACGTACATGATGGTTTTTCAATCAGCATTAATTCAGCTAGTTCATCAGCCGCAGGTGTTGTTAAACTTTCAGATTCGATTAGTTCAACATCATCAAGCACCGCAGCATCCTCTGCAGCTGTAAAAAAAGCTTATGATAATTCTTCTGGCTTGGTTGGGAATGTCATAACTTGGCTTTTAGATTCACCACCTGACAAATATATTGAACTCAACGGAGCCACATTATCTAGAACTGCTTACTCGGAGTTGTTTGCTGTTATTGGTACGAAATATGGAGCAGGGGATGGTGTTACTACTTTTAAAGTTCCTGATTTCCGAGGTGTATTTTTAAGAGGCTGGGATAATGGCCGTGGTGTTGACTCTGGTCGTAGCTTGGGAAGCTATCAGAGCGATGCAATAAGAGATATAGTCGGATCTTTTAGGCTATCGCAATTAAGCAATGCTCTCCAGTATAACGATCCTCAAGGTGCAATTTCTTTTGAAGATGCATCAGGAACAAATCGCTCTGGTGATAATTCTGGTAAAAATTACATTTCTCAAAACATTACATTCAGAGCATCTAATGTTGTACCTACCGCCTCTGACAATAGACCCTCTAATTACTCTGTAATGTTTTGTGTTAGATACAAGGTATAGAAAATGACGAAGAAGATTTATAACTATGATCCAACAACGAAAGAACACGTTAATTCAAAGGTAGCACAAGAAAGCCCTGAAGAGCCGGGTGTTTATCTTTTACCTGCTAATGCAACATTTACTGCGCCACCAGTTAAAAAAGAAGGGTTTGTTTGCTGCTTCATCGATGATAAATGGGAGTATCAAGTTGACCTGCGAGGTACTGAAATTGTATCTATCACAGAAGATGGAGAGGTTGAAGTGTCAACGGTAACTGAACTTGGCGAATTGGAAGCAGGAACTTTATTGTCATCGGATTTAGCTCGCGATGAAAAAGGTGATCTTTATGCTTATTACAAACCGGATGGTAAAGCTGATACAGAGCTTCAATTTAAAGTTGAACAAAAAAGCAAAGGTGAAACTGAAAATAACTGGCGACTTGAGCAGTTGCTAGAAGCCGATAATCAAATAAAAAAACACGATGATTTTGATGAAAAATGCATTGCTCAAAAAATTGATTGGCAGGTATATCGTCGCGCATTACGTAACTACATTACATCCCCATCTGCGGATAACAAATTAGAGTTTCATCAAATTAACGATCTATCTGAAATGGTGTTTAATTTTGATGGTACTGAATACTCTGTGATTTTATATGAAGACACAGGACGTCCAACAAGCCCATCATAACGAAAGTAATTCACCTTAGTAACCACGTTTAAACCAGCCATGCGCTGGTTTTTTTATTTTTAATTTTTAAATGGAGTTGTCCATGGTAGATTTTTTACATGGTGCAGAAGTACAAGAGGTAGATAGCGGTGCTCGCACCATCTCTACCGTTAAAATGTCAGTGATTGGCATAGTGGTTGTTGCTGAAAATTCTGCGGCAGCAACATCAGCATCTTTAACGTTAGGTTCAACAGCATTAGCTGATGACTTGAATTTTACAGCGGTTAAACCGGGTCGTGATGGTAATGCTATTAATATTACTATTGTAAAAGCGACAGAAGAGTCACAAACAACATCTGTTTCTGTTACTGGTCAAGCTATCACCATTACATTGGGTAATGATAGTGAAACCAGTGGCAATGCCTTTCGTGTTTGTGCTGTTGTTAATGCAAGTGCTGAAGCTTCAGCATTAGTTACGTGTACAACAACAAGTACTGAAGAAGAAACAGAGATATTAGACACAACAACTAAAGTATTCTTAGAAAACGGTACAGATGAGCCATTCCCCTTAGATACACCTGTTTTAGTATATGGCGATGAAAAATATGCTGAACCGCTTGGCACTGATACGGATGCTTACAAATACATTGCACAATTGATGGAGCAATATGGTGCATTGGTTGTTGTTGTTCGTGCTAAATATTCATCAGATGCTGATGAGCAAAAGTCTAATATTATTAACGCCATTGAAATGTTTAAAATTGCGAAAGCTAAGATCGAAGTTAAGCCTCGAATTTTGATAGCACCAGGTTATTCTCATGATGATGCCGTTGGCGCAAAATTAGAAAGTGTGAGCTTTAAATTACGTGCTATTTCTTATTTAGATATGGCAATGACTGCTTCAAAAACAAGCGCAATGCAACGAACTAAATTATATGGCGAACGAGTCGAAGTACAGTGGCCATGGCATAAAATTTGGGATACCGATCTCAACCAATATATTCACATGCCGTCTTCCGTTTCAGCCGCAGGTCTACGTTGTCGAATTGATAGTGAATTTGGTGTTCATTACTCTAAATCTAACAACGAATATTATAACCTTTCGGGTACTTATGAAGATGTGCAATGGGAATTAAGCGATAAAAGCAGCGTTGCCAATGTTCTTAATAGTAACAAAGTAAGCACCACCATTCTTGCCTCCGGATTTTTGCATTGGGGAAACCGTACTTGCTCTAATGATAGCAAATGGGTGTTTGAAACATCTCGTCGTACTATTGACATGGTTAATGACAGCGTTGAATCATCAATGATGTGGGCCGTTGACCGTCCCGGAACAACACAGTGGCTGCAAGATGTTTTAGAGAGTATTAACAATTATCTGCGCGGACTAAAAACGCAAGGTGTCATTGTTGATGGAAAAGCATGGTTAGCTGAAGATGTGAATACACCTGATTTAATGAGTCAGGGTGTTTATTACTTTGATTTTGATGTGGGTTTGTATTATCCGGGCGAACATTTAATTTTTAGATCGAAAGTAAACAACGGATATTTAGAAGAGGTATTGAATAATGTCTAATTGGGTTCGTAAATATCAAGCTCTGTATATAGCAGGGATGCAACGTGTGGGTAGCCTTACTGAATATACAGGACCAGTTTTAGAAGTTATTACTGAAGATTTTCGTGGAGGTGGAATGGACATGGCCACTCCTATGGATATGGGAATGGCACCAATGGCCGCCAGTTTTACTGTTAGTGAGGATACGGCTCTGCTTGCTACCTTCGGCATTAAAGTTGTTGGCCAAATGGTTCCTCTTTTCGTTAGAGCACACTTAGAAGATGAAGAAACAGGTGAAACTAAAACTGTTATTGAAACGTTGCGCGGTAAAATCACAAAAATAGATCCCGGAACGAAATCATCAGGGTCATATCAAGCAACTACTGTTGAAATGAAACTTTCATATTATTCAAAGCTAGACGACAAAATTTTAGCTTATGAAATCGACCCTATTAATATGGTTCGTCGCATCAATGGCATTGACCAATTAGCAACAGCACGAGCGTCATTAGGCATGTAATGCCTAATTTTAAATTAACTCTTAATTTCATTAATGGAATATAAAAATGACAGATAAAAAACAAGAACCTAAAACCGAGTTAGAAGTAGATGAAACTATAAATTTAACTTTTCCGGTTGAACATGACGAGAAAATGATTACTAAGCTATCAATGCGCCGACCAAATGTTCGTGATCATATCTGGTTAGATCATCAAGAGAAAGCATCTAAAAAAAATGGTGAAACATTTGGTGACTTTGAAAAAGACGCTACTCTCTATGCGCGTTTATGTGACGTTGATATATCTATAGTGCAAAGTTTGGATATGAAAGATTGGGGAAAGTTGCGAGAAAGATATCTTACTTGCGTAGGGAGCTAATAGCCTTTAAATCATATGATCGTGATCGATTAATTTATTTGTTAGCAACTCATACGAGTTGGCAACCCTCAGAAATTGAAGCGCTCGACTTAGAGCGTTTTTTCTTTTTTACTGAACAAATGCCTAAGAAGGACAATAAATGAGTGCAACTCAACATTTAAAATCTGTTGTTACATTGGGTGGTGCTGTTGATAGTTCTTTTTCTGGCATGGCTAGTGAAATAGACAAACAATTAAGCAGTGCGACTCGTCAAGTCAAAACGCTAGAACGTAAGCAAGCCAGCCTAACAAAGCAAATTAAAAAAGGAAAACTGGCAGGTAAAGATGTTTCTCACTTAACGACTAGATATACACAACTAGGTAAAGAAATAGCAGAGGCTGAGCGTACCGCTCGTGGTTTTTCAGCGGCATCATCCCTCAAACAAAGCCTTAAAAGTACAGGCTCTATTATTGCCAAAACAACCATTGGACTAGCAGGGCTTTCAGCCACAATCATGGGGTTAACGACCCGGACTAATTCAGCGACTGCAGAACAGGTCGGGCTAGCTAAATCATATGGCATGACCATATCTCAATTTAGCGCGTGGGGTGGTATTGCCAAACAAGCCGGATTAAATTCAGAAAATACAGGGGACCTAGTTGAAGAACTAACGAATAAGTTCGGTGAATTTAAAGCCCTTGGTAAAATGTCCGCTGTTTCTGATGTATTTGGTAAGTTAGGCATCGATAAAGCAATGCTGAACGGCATGAGTGCGGCAGAGCAATTTGAATTTGTAATGCATCGTATTGCAAAGGTTAAGGATGGCCAAGAAGCAGCTTCATTAGCCGATATGTTAATGGGCGGTGAGGGCTCTAAACTTGTTACATATCTTAGGAGTACTGGAAAAAGTTTAGATAGCTTATTAGCAACACAAAAATCATTAAACCATTTAACCAATGAAGGTGCCAATGGCGCGGTTAAATACACGCAATCATTAAATAAAGTAAGCACAGTGCTTTATTCATCATGGCAAGATGTTGTCGGCCTAGTCGGAGGTGAAGTTGCACCAATTTTTGAAAAATTAGCGTTAACGATTAGTGATTTTGTTGATGAGAATAAAGATGAAATTGTTAGTTTTTTTAAAAGTGCAGTTGAAGGTTCAATTGCTTTTGCTGGCGGTGTATTTAAATTAGCCGGAACAGTGGACTCTGTTGTTCAAAGTATTGGTGGTTGGGATACGGTGATGGCAGGTATTGCTGGACTAATGACTGGAAAATTAGTTGTTGGAATTGCTAGCACAGTACTTTCGCTTGGTTCAATCATCAGCACATTAGGCACTGCAAAAACAGCTATGCTTGGCTTAAATGTAGTTATGGCAGCCAACCCGATTGGTGCGGTTGCGGCTGTTGTTGGTTTGTTGGTGACCGCAGGTATTTTACTGTATCAAAATTGGGATAAAGTAAAAGCGTGGTTTAAACCGTTTTTTTCTTGGTTTGAAGCTAAGTGGGATAAATTTCTAGCATTAACTAAACGCGCAAAAGAAATGCTTTCAACCGTCGCAGAAGCCTTTGGTTTTGGTGATGGAGATGAAGAGAAAGAAAAAACAAAAAAGAAAGTACCAAGCAAAGCTCATTCAAGTTATTACGGTGTAAACCCATCTATAACTTACAATCCCTATAATTATGCAAGTCGGGCTGAAGTTGCGAATGAAACGTCTGCTTCTGGATCAACAGGTGGAAAAGTAGTTCATCAAAAAGTTGAAAAAATAGAAGTAATAGCTGCTCCTGGTCAATCACCTAAAGAGATAGCACAAGCAGTTGGCCATGAATTGTCTGGCGAACAAGACGCTATGTTTGATTTAAGTATGAGTGAATAATATGTCGCAAAGCGTACAGATGAAATTGGGAGATTTTAAGTTTTCTCTTTCAACAGCTTCATATCATAAATTAACAAAAACCTATGGTTGGAATTGGGCGTCAGTAAAGCGTTTTCAACAAACTGACAGCTTACAATTCACTGGTACTAAAAATCCTAAAATAAAAATTGATGGCGTAGTCTTTCCTGAGTTTACCGCATCAGCTTTTAGTTTTTCTAGCGTTGGAATTTATCAAATTGATGCGTTAGTCAAGCTTGCAGACAAAGGCGAGCCATTGCTTTTAATTACCGGATACGGTGCTGTTCTTGGTTATTATTGCATTACCTCTTTAACTGAAATGCAAGGCAAACACATGGCAGCAGGAATACCCACAAAACAAGAGTATTCATTAGAGATTATTTATTATGGCGACACAATATAGAACTAAACAGGGGGATAGGTTAGATGATATTTGTAATGAATATTATGGCACACCTAATGCTATTCACGTTGTTCTTGAAGCTAACCCCGGACTTGCCGAAAACGGAACCATTTACGATGAAGGTATTAAAATAATATTACCGGATTATTCTGAAGATACCGTAGGTAATGGAGATGCAGTTTTATGGAGTTAAATTATCTTCCTTCGTTCAGAATTTTAGCTAATGGAAACAACATAACAAATGCTATCAAACAATCATTTACTGAGTTATCTATTACTGATGTAAGCGGCTCCAAAGCGGATACTTTGAGCATTAAGTTAGATGGAACAAAAATCGGAGAGCTACCACCTAAAGGTGCATCATTACAAATTTCATTAGGATTTGGTGATACATTGCGTCCACAAGGAACTTTTTATGTTAGTGATTTGAGCGATAGCGGATTTCCAGAGGTTGTTACTATAAAAGCAACGTCTGCACCTATGGGTGGTACCGATTTAGATACTAGTATTCAAACACAACGAACGGCTAGTTATGAGGACATGTCATTTTCTACATTGTTGAATTTAGTCGCAGCAAGGAATAATCTGAATCCTATTATAAATTCGGATTTAGCAAACATAATAATTGAACATATAGATCAAACTGCTGAGTCTGATATGGCCATGCTTGCTCGATTAGGGCGACAACATGGTGCGGTTAGTAAAATATCGGATGGGAATTGGATGTTTTTGAAAGAAGGTAACGGTACCAATGCATCTGGAACGGCTGTATTACCAATTTATCCTGTGTCTAAATCATCTTGCAGTTCATATCATTACAAATCAGGCAGTAGAAACGAGACAGGCAGCGTTATAGCATCATATCATGATGTAGGAACTGGAAAGCAAGGGTCGGAGAAAGTAGGAGATTCAGAGCCTGTTTTTAAAATCCTTTATACTTACCCAACAGCTGCTGAAGCACTTGCTGCTGCAGAGTCTAAATTTAATAGCACGTCGAGCAGTAGCGAAGTATTTACATGCAGTCCTGAAGCGACTGATGAATTGTTACAAGCATTTTCAGAAGGATACATTCAACCATCGGGCTTCCGTAACAAAGTAAATGATCGGAAGTGGTGTATTAAACAGATCACAAAAACGCTAATCCAAGGCAAAGGCCTTGGCATTAGCATTTCATGTGATACTGGAGGAAGTTAAACGTTTTTAAGCTTCATCTTTTTTAGTTCATTAATCGCATTAAACAATGCGGTTACTGAAACTAAACTCATTTCTTTACTAAAAACCAACCCCGGTTCAATAGCAGCCGCAATCAATTCTAATTCACCTATCAACGTTTCAATTCTTGAATCTTCCATAAAACCTCTATTTTATTATCTATTAATAATTTTCGACTTAATTTTAAATAGCCAATATTTAGGCTATCTCACAAGTCAAAAACTCCAAAACCAAAAGCAAAACTATTTATGGCCTATAGATGAAGTAAGGCTTTTTATTCAATCTCCGCTGTTTTTTTAGGTCAATTTTTTGATCCGTTTTAATTTTATATTTATATTATTCAACGTTACGTTAATACTATTGAATTCAAGTAATGCCATCAACTTATAAACAGGGCTCGTAAGAGTGAGTTGATGTCGCCTTTACAGGTTGCCGCCCAAGAGCGCTATAATCAAAGACCCTGATTAGTTTTACCAGCTTCAAATATGAAAAAGCACCTCACGAGGTGCTTTTTTGTTATCTACGAATTGGTTTTATAGGTTTGTTGTTTAATGTGTTAAACGCTATGACAGAAAACCTGATCTTCCCAGCTTTAGGTTCACCACCTTTTGTCCTGATATAAGCAGACTTTATATTTACTTGTAAATCAGCACACTTTTCTTTACTGCGAGTGACTGAAAAATAAACTTCATATTGTGCGCTTCCGCTGTCCACTCTTAAATAACTACTATGCCCGGTATGTAATACATAACCTGTACCAATGTTTCTCATTATTTCTGGTAATAAATACGACTGAGTGTGGCGAGTGAAACAAAATGTTCTTGTTTCTCTAGCGTCCGCATAACGAAGCAATGGATCATGCTCAGGTTCATTCCCCATAGTAAAACAATGTAGGGAATAAATAATACGTATTCTATAAAACTTTGCGGCTTTACCATTGGAGGCTGGTTGTTCGTATGTCCACAACTCTGGCCACAAGTGTGATAAATCATATATTTCACCGTTATATGAAAACGCCTCCCACTTGATCATGCTTTTTACCTTCAGATAATTAAAGTTTAATTATATCAGCAAAAA